GTCAATACCGCCACAATCAAATGCCAAACTTCTAAACTCATTGGACTTCCTTTCCCGCTGCCGTGTATCGGGAGAGAATCTGGGTTTCAATATCTTTGCGTAATGCTGTTTCAATCTCTGTTTTAATGTCGCCTTTAAACGCTGGAACATCCGCATCTTGACGCATGAAGAACGCAATCAATGCTGTAATAACGGCAGGAACGCCAGCTCGCAATGCTTCAATACTTGCTATACTTGTCACCTTCATGACGTGCCCAAAAGTAGCGTCATCTTTGATTGGCATGCCATCCCACGCTTGATTGAATGCAGGTAAAGCACTAGCAAAGAAACTGCCAATAATAACCCACACCAATCGGCTGTATGCAAGTTTCATGCTTTGCGCCTTTCCGCTTTTACGGTAATGAAAACTGCATCAGTCCTACCGGGGTCACTACCAGTAATCAAGTAGTCAATGTTATTTACGCGCAGTCTGTCGTACTGTGTTACTTCGGCGTCAGCAGGAAGAATAATCTCAGCGTCGTACAAAGGTTGCGTCTTCTTACCCGCAAACTCCTCGTTACGTGCCTGCCTTGGCAATCTCACACGGCAAGGGAAAGTCTTATAACCACCCGGCGCGGGTACAAGCGTGTACTGAACGTTAGCAGATCCAATACTTGTTGTCGGGCCTGTATTAACTGGTCGAAGAGCATACGCAGTATCAGTTAGCAAACGTGCTTGCATCTGCGTCGTCAAGTAGCCCATCATGCCTTTGCCAGGCGTTGCAGGTATCACGGAACCCACATGTCCATAAAGCTGTTAGCCATGCGTACACAGTGTTCGTGTCGCTGTTGGAGTTCAAGTTGGAGCCATTCGTCCGAAGTGTTGATGTCGTTTACACACTTCAAGGCTTTCAATGTCCATGCTGCCTTAGCAAGACCAGACAAGTCGTAGTTATCTGTAGGCGCGTCGCCTTCATCTTGCCAGTAGCACGTGTTGTCTGTCACAACATAGCCTACTCTACTAGCACGTAAAGTAGGCCATGATGGTTCGGTTGCACCAGTAGTGCCAGATTCAATACACCTATACAGGCGATTGTTTGTGGCTACCTTGATGCGATAGTTTCCAGTAAACGCAGTAGACGCAGCCCATTCGTTTGCAATCTTGTAACGGTTGACCAGCTGAGTTAACTCGTCCGGTGATAAGACCGGGTCAAGGTTTGCGTCAGCGTATGTTGTCAGCCAGTTGATTGCTTCTATCTGTGTCACGTCTACCGCCTATACTTACGATCCGCCGTTGAGGAAGATGCCACCCTTGACAGTGGTAGAATCCTGCGTCACAGGAACCTGTGTTGCATTCCACAACTTAGCATCAAGGTAGTCAACCGTTGCGTTCTGCGTTGCACGGCTAGTAACGATACGGAAGTAACGTTTCTTTGGCTTGTGCACTTCGAAGAAGACAATCTTGTTGTCATCCGTATCAGCGATTGTAACACTACCACCCGTTACATCGGTGAAGGTTGTGTTGTCGTCAGACCACTGAAGTTTTGCGCTAGTAACAGCACCGGAGACAATGGCTCCAAATGCAAGTTCAAAGCAGACGTTGTTGAATCCAACTACGTCGATTGCATCACTGGTGATAGCGGTCGAACCAGCTGCACCAACATAGTTAGTGCCATCTGGCTTCATGCGCTTGTGGTAAATCTCTTTTTGGATTTGGCGAAGAACCATAATCTTTTCCTTTCAATCGGGGAGGATGTTACTCCTCCCCTATGTCACTATGCAGACACCTTGTGAGCGATCAGCTTCCATGGTTCCACTGGACGTCCACCGTGTCGGAAGCGTCCAACAAGCCCAACCTTGTTGTTCTCTGCGTACTTCTCAAGAAGAACCTGTACGGAGAGTCCAAGACGGTTCACCAAGTAGTAACCGGAGAAGTCACCGGAGATAACTGGGTATGCGTTGGCTGCAACGTTTGGCATGAATCCGCTGTAAACAACAGGGTAGCCAAGAAGCGTGTCAACACGTGAACCAGCAAGACCGGAATCCTGATAGCCATAGGCAAACAGGTAGCGGTTCTGCAAGTCCTTGAGCTTATCAACGGAACGCTTCGTAGAAACCTTATTCATGACAACCTTGATGTTCTCTGAATACTGTTCTGGGAGCGTGTCGATGAGGTCAATAAGACCATCTGGCGTCAACGCAGATGCGTTACCAGAGTTGACAATGCGTGGAGCATCAGCAGTGCCGATTGCAGAGAGGATACCAAGTGGTTGGTTTACACCGGAACCACTAAGAATCATACGATCGCGCTCAAGAGCGATGGTCTCATCAAACTTGTCAGCAATCCATCCCTGAATGTCGATAGCAGCATCTTCCAGCATGTTGCGGGTGATACGGCTCTTCATCATTCCGGTGTAGACGTCAATACGAGTCTGTCCGAAGAGGTCAGCGTCATCAACAAGTCCATCATCAGTAGCAGGAGTTTCACCAGTATAGGTTACGCGGAATCCAGTGCTGTAGATGTCGTTGCTGTCAACGTAGTTGACCTTTGGCATCTCGATTGCATCACGGCTTGTGGAAAGCTGAGTTACGAGACCAGCAACACGCGTAGGAGTAGCCAAACGGGTTACAACACGGTTGATGATTTCAGGTGTAACAAAGTATCCACCCTGTGGGTCAAGACCGATTTCAAGGTCTTTGAGTGCGGTGCGTCCGAGACCAGTAACACCCTTGCGGAGATACTCGCCAAATGCTTGCTTGTAAGCATTGGAGTTCATATGCTCCCAGACAGATTTAGTAAACGTCCCTTCGCCGACGTGATTGATTTCCATCTCTTCACGGGAACGAGCGACGTCTGTATGTCCAGCCTTGGTGTACATAACATTGCCAGGAAGTTCGTTTGCTGGCTCAGAGAACCAAGCCTTTTCATCCTGTGCAGCCTTGACAGCTTCGTACTGTTGCTTAGCAACTGTAATCTGGTCGTTAATCGACTTTACCTTTGCCAGGTCATCAGAACTGAACTCAGACTTAGCGAGAATCTGGTCGCGTTCTGCCGACTTGGCTTTGATACCATCGACAATCTTGTTAAGATCCATGTGATCTCTCCTTACTTGATTGATAGCTCAAAGATTTGTTTATCAATATCAGCACTAGCCTTCAGAGCTTCCACCAATGCTGACTGTGATTCGGCTTTCGCGACATCCCGCTGCTTCCAGCCTTGTGATGCAATTATCTTTGCATCGCTCTTAGAGAAGCGTCCACTAGTGTGCAACCACTTCTCGAAGTCTCTTACCGTAGTCAATTGTATAGACTTGACTTGGCTCATAAAATCGTCACCCATGGCGTCAATGTGTGAAATCAACACCTTGGCTTTGTCTGCAAATTCATCCAACGCTTCTCCAACCATCTCTGGCTCATCCGGGTTGTTTGCAATGTAGGACATCAACCTGCCAAACAACATCTGTAAGCCATACAACGACATCTCGTCGTCAATACTGCCTAGTGCTCCGCTGTCTTCGGCTTCTTCTCCCGACTCGTCTTCCGGGATGCCTTCGTCCTCAGATTCCATTTCAGCCTTAGCGGACTCTTCCTCATCGTCCTCTTCCTCTTCCATATCATCTGGGTCATAAGCACCAAACATACTCTTATTATTCATAATAGTGTTACGGCATCTCTTAGCGAAGGAGAATCCAGCATCTCCACCCCATGCGTCCCATGCAACACGACCTGGTGATGGATAACCTTCTTCTCCCGCGCTAAAACCTTTAGCCTTCTTGTCAACTTCATGACGACTAAAGAAAGAGTACATTCGAAGGCACGTCTGAGCAGATAGCGACTCGCCTTTAACAATCTGATTCGCTCTCGCCCAACCAACAGCAGTAGCACCCGGTCTACCTGCTTCACGCCATGCAATAGCACGTTTAGCGGCTGACTTCATTCCAGACGTTGGTTTGAAAGTTTTCTCTTCCTTGACAGCATCCATAATCAGGGACTTGACTGGCATTACTTGATTTCGTGGTTCAGCTGGGCAAGGAGTTAACGATGCTTCCGCAATAGGCCACGAAAGAATCTCTTTGCGAGCATCGCCCTTACGATTGTAAGAAACCAGATGAGGAGCAGCACCACTAGAAAGTCCAAGGCGTCCTTCTTTCAATAACTGAGCGACCTTTGCCATGTACTTGTTGTTGATTTCAATCTGGCCTTCATACCAAAGACCAGCATCATCCATCTTTACTTTGCCATGACCGATGACTTGATTCCCAAACACATCAGTAAATCCGTGCCCGTAATAAAGGTTTAGGTCAAACACATCACCCGACTTCATAGGGCGTCCAAAGTCTGTGTTCCGTGTAAAGTATTCTCCAGTAGTATCGTTGGCATTACCTTGGTCATCAAAACGTACAAGGTATCCAGCAAACTTACCATCAGAGGATGCTTTAACTGCGTCCCCAATCCAACACAAGACTTCGTTATTCACTTGATCCACCAACCTTTTTCAAGTCCGACGGGGACGGAATATGTATTTCTTCACTTGACTGCTCCCGCCGTGATATGTCTTCACTGCGAGGTTTTGTACTAGCAAGTGATGGAGTCACCGTAGGAGTTTCAGTACTGGAAAGATATTCCGTACGCGCCTCTACAGATTCCATGTCAGACTGCATTGCTTCATGGAACGACAACTCACGTCCAACTTCCTCACGCGCTTCATCAACTGTAATGATTCCAGCAAGTACATCTGCTCTTGCCTCACGTCGGCTGTCAAGTACATCAGACTTGAGTTCAAGAATGCCAGATGTGTCGTAGAACACCCAAAGGTCTTCACTGTCTGGATACGTGCGTAGCACCTTACGAGTCAACTCATAAGCAACAAGCTTCATAAGTGGGATAATCCCACCACGCCATGACTGCTTGATGCTTTCCTGCTTGTTGTTAAACGTAGCTCGTTGTACGCCTGTCCATAAGCCAAGAGACAATGGGTCAAGTCCTAGTGCCGCAGGAATACGTGTCTCAGGCATTGATCGCACATCATTGAGCGCCATTTCATCTGGCTTAAATCCCAATTGATGCATATCAAGAGCGCCGGGAATAAATCTTGGCTTACCTGGCTCACGACTCATCTTTTCCTGCAAGCGACGAGTCATGTTGTCTGCTTGCTCAGGAGTCATTGGTGCGGCTTGCTCGCCGCCTTCAAGTTTTAGAATCTTGGGGGTAAATACGACCGGAGGTACACCACCGGAGGAAGCGAGTCCAGCACTAAAGTCACTGTAGGAGTTATCGGTAATGATTTCGCGGTAAAGAGGCGCAAGAGGCGAAACGCCTTGTAAAGGTAAACGCTCATCAATCCCATACTTTATATGAACAACGTCTTCTTTTTTTAGTTTCAATACTTCGCCAAATGGCGTGTATTCATAATGGGATAAGTACCCTTGCTCATTCGGAATAGGTCTTATCCAACGAGCAGGAACCCACGACAAGTGCATCGGAGTGTTTGTTCTGTCGCGAGTTACGTAAATGTATGCGTTACCCTTGCGGATCAAGTCTGTAAGAACAGACCACATCAACTGCGTCCCACCATAGTTATCGTTAGGGAAGTCAATTAATGTTTCAAGAGGATGCTGTTTCTCTAGTCCTTTGTAGTTGACGCCATCTCTAGTTCCAACCGACACAGGTGCTTGTTGCCATGATGTAGCGATGAAGTTAATGCAGATACTAACAATAGCATTGTCTCTACCTTCGTTAGCTTGTGCTGGGTCTAGCGTTCTGTACGGCGATAACAGGTCAGAGAAAGACTGAAAGCCACTGATGTATTGTCCATAGGCATAACGTGGCAGAGGAGTATCATCACCAATGGATAACTCATTGATTTTCTTGATACCAAGTCGTTGTAAAGCTTTATCCCAAAATGCCATGTAGCCTCACTAAAAAGTATACAGACCTATATAAAGTCCAGAACTGAATCAGATAATCAACGTCAAGTCTATACACTTGTTCAGAATACATCCCAGTTAACAGTAACTTGCCGACGGGCAGTTTCTTCAGCCAGCGTTGTAAATGCGTCTGCTAGTGCGTCAACGATATCGTCGTGTCGCCCATTGGGAAACATCTTTAATTCATCAACTACTATACTGTTCCATTCAGCTTTTACCATGCGGAAATGTCCTTGGTTTACCTGACTTGACATCGGATCAGCACGTATTGTTTTGTCACCGGATATAGGCTTAAATCTCAATCTGTGTCCCGCTAGCATTCTAGTTATACTTGCAACCAATGATTTACCTGCTGCGCCCGGATCCTGTGGAAACCGTTGAATAGTCTCTTCCATGCCGTCAACCATAGCAGTGACGCGAATCATTTCATCACGCTCATTGGTCGCTAACTGTTTGCGAACTACATCAAGAATCCAGTAATGCCCATCAGTGCCTAAACCAAGAAGTACACCAACAGTGTAGTCGCCTTTGCCTTTGGTGGATGCTAAGTCCCATGCACGTACATAGTGTGTACATTCAGGCGGATTGCCTTCAAGGATATTGTCGGCAAGAATCATGTTGCCTTGTTGTGTACTAGGTCGCTGTTGATACTGACTATTCCAAACACGTTCACTAACTGCCGCACGTAACCCTGCAAGCTCCTTGACGTCGTATCGCTCAGGCCATAATGCTTCGCCGTGCTTACGTCCAAGAGAATCTAACTCTGCACCATCCGGTTCTGCGGTTGCTGGGAAGCTTACAATCTTCCACTGTTCACCAGCATGCTTCATCTCTTCGATAAGACGACCCGCCAAGTCGTCCTCATGCCACCGAGTCATAATCAAGATGATGCGACCACCAGGCTCAAGACGAGTACGAAGCTTTGATTGATACCAACGCCATAGACTTTCGCGTCTATCCTCAGTCCAGACTGCTTCTTCATCTGCTACCGGGTCGTCAATAAGGATAAGGTCAGCACCACGTCCGGTAATACCACCACCTACACCAGCAGCGCGATACGTTGCACGGTGTGCCCACAGGAGCGCCCACGTCTGTGCGTTACGTTGATCGGTTGCTAACTGGCAATCAGGGAATACCGCAGCAAAGTCACGGTTACTCTGTATGGTGTCACGAACAGAACGGCTAAACTGTTCAGCCAAGTCATTGGAGTAAGAACAGTGAATGATAGTACGTCTTGGGTCACGTCCCAGAAACCAGGCAGGAAACTTCTCCGATACTGTCGAAGACTTCCAGTGTCTAGGCGGCATGAACACCATCAAGCGATCAACATGCCCACTTTCTACAAGCTCAAGTTCTTTTGCTAGTGCCTTTAGATGCTTTGCCTTGTATTGCTCGGCAGCCTTACGGTCAATAAATCCTGCAAACTCGGTTAGGCTTATACGCGCGGCGCTGACTTTTTTCTCGTATGCTCGCTTTGCTGCTTCTGCCATCAATGCCGATGTAGCGGCAGATTCTTGAATCCTACTCAACGATTTCTGCCTCCTCCACGTCATCTGGCTTGGCTGCGATGAGTTGTGCTTCCGCTAGAATCTCTTCCTGTGACAAGCCATACTGCTCAGCAAGAACACGCCATTGACCACTTGGGCCAATACCAACATTCTCTGTGTTCTCTCCAGCAAGAAGCAACCGTAGTTTGACCATCTTTTCTAAGTCATCGGTTTTTTCAAGGCGTATCTCACCACGGGACAGGTTTTGCTTCCATTGCTCAATAGCATCGTCAATAATGTCGATGTATGCAGCCTTGGCTACGGCTACTGATGCAACAGACGACTTAGATAATTGGGCAGACACCTCAGCATCACGCTGAAGTGTCCTTGTTTCCCAACTAAAGTTGCGCCGCCAACTACGAACAGTCTGTATTGATACGTGATGCTTATCCGCTACCTTTTGAAGACTACGGTCTCTAGTGTCGCCTAGGCTGTAGTAAGTCTCGAATGCTTCACGTTGCAGTAAGTTCTCGTTGGCTACGTGCTTAGACATTAAGCAAATGGATCCTCAATGTCCGACACATCAACTGGTGCACCACCACCAGTCGGCGCATCCTCGCGATTGCCTTTTGTCAGAGG